TTTGGCTGGGATCGAGTCATGCTCGAAGGCCGTACCAAAGAAGCTAGAGAATGGCGCGAGCAGGTTGATCCATGGTGGGCCGCTAGACTTGATATGCCTACATTGACTCCGAGATGGGTGTTGCAATACTGGGGTACTGAAGTTTGTCGTAAGGCATTCCACGATGATATCTGGATTTCTAGCCTAGAAAACAAACTGCGTAACAGTCGAGATAATATTGTTATTTCAGATTGCAGATTCCCCAATGAAATTGAATCACTAAAACGTGCAGGAGGCAGTATTGTTTGGGTACAAAGAGGCATACTGCCCATCTGGTATGCAGATGCGGTTAGTGCTAATCAAGGCAACAATGTGGGATTGAACGCAATGAAAATGCGCAAGATACACGCCAGCGAGTGGGCTTGGCTAGGTAGTGATTTTGATGTGGTCATTGACAACAACAGTACTATTGATGATCTTTACAGACAGTCAGCCAGTCTAGTAGTCAGCGACAAGATCACCCTGTCGCCAAGTGATTCCTTCTTTGCCTAGTATTTGAGCACAGTTTGAACACACAGTTTTTAAATTGCTGTGGCGACAGTTGTCTAGATTGCCGTCCATATGAAATACTTTAAAAACTTCTTTGTGGGCGCAACGAAATCCACATTTGTCGCATTGATTTTTAATTCGATACCCGGAGCGATACCATCTAGGAATACCAAAACCTAGACCATTAGCCATGCAGATTTCGCACAGGCTTCGATAATAGATCTTGTTGTTCTTTTTATAGTTAACAGCACGGGGTCTAGAACCGCATTTACATAAAGGTCTCATACAGTTATTTAAAAGAAGTAAGCCTTTTCAGCCCCTTTGCCGTCTTGTATATCCTGGGGTTTTTTTGTGATGGCGCTAAATAATAGTACATTGATTTAACCCTAGGAGACAGTCGAATGGCACTAACATCACCAGGCGTAGAAGTACAAGTAATTGACGAGAGTTTTTATACTCCAGCTGAACCAGGTACGGTTCCGTTAATTGTTGTAGCCACTGCTGAAAACAAAATAAACGGAGCTGGCACAGGCACAGCTTCAGGTACCACTGCAGCCAATGCAGGCAAGGTATTCAAAATGACCAGTCAACGAGAACTTGTTGACACATTTGGTTCACCGTTCTTTGAAAAGACAGTATCGGCTAGTCCTATACACGGTGGCGAAAGAAACGAATACGGTCTACTAGCTGCTTACAGCTTGTTGGGCGTTTCAAATTCTGCATTTATCCTACGTGCAGATATCAACCTAAATGAATTAGAAGGTCAAACAGATGCACCGGGAGCGGATCCAGCTGACGGCAAGTGGTGGGTAGACACACAAACTACTACTTGGGGAATCAACGAATGGAATGGCTTGGCATTAGCAGACAGCGGTCAAAAATTTACTGCTAAAACCCCATTGGTACTCACAGACGCTGATCTTGACAACATCAACAGCAATGCTCCAAAAACATCGGTAGGCACAATAGGTGATTATGCTGTGGTGTTTCAAACAGCCGCAGGCGACGGAACATTTTTAGCTGATGATGAACTGGTAAGAATGTACTACAAGAGTGCAGGCAATGCCACTGCTGGTATCACAGCCGGTACATGGGTACTAGTTGGTAGTCCTAACTGGACAGCTAGTCATCCCACAGCATTCAGTTCTGCAGCAGTGACTGGTACATTATCAGGTACATTGATTATCAATGACGTAAGCATCACAGTGGGTGTTAGTCTTGCTGCCTGTCTTTCCAGCATCAATACTCTAATGAACGGCAGCGGTATCACAGCCACTGTCAGCAACAACAGATTGTATCTATACAGCGACGGTACTTCCACAGCCACAGACGGTGATTCCACTGCGACCGCAGGCGGAACAGGTAGTATTGTTATCAGTGGAACAGCACTGGGTACTGGTACTGGTAAATTGAACATTGTTGCCGGCACATATATGTGCCCAGTACTTGCCCAACAACCACACACCAGCATACCGTTGTTTAAGAGATCAGATTTTGGATCTACTGTAAATGCTCGTCCTACAGGTTCTGTATGGTTAAAAACAACTGAGCCAAACAACGGATCTCGTTGGAGAGTAAAACGTTACAATCAAACTACTGATTCGTGGATGGCTAATGAAGCACCCCTGTATGCAACCCCGCACTCTGCACTATACTTTCTAGATAAATCCGGTGGCGGCGCAAATCTTCCTAAAGATGCATTATTTGTACAAACAAATGCTAGAGAAGATGCAGGATCATATTCTGCTACCACTGGGGCAGTGAATGGTTTTGATGCCATGGATGAAACATTGGCTACTACTACTTTTAGATTGTGGAAAAGAGCAGCCAGCGGCACAACTGCAATTAAATCTAAAATTGTTACTACAGGCACACTGAGTGCAATATCAAGAACTTTCACAATCAAACAGTCAATTGTTGGCGATGCGGCACTAAGTGCAGCAAGTACATTTACATTTACAGCAGCAGCTACAGCCGATGATGCATTCACTATTGCAGGATTGATTAATGGTGCTAACTATGTTGACAGTGCTGGCGATGCTATCACAAATAATGTAGTGGCCAGTGTTACTACCAATAACGAATTGGTACTCACACACAAGACAGGTGGCGACATTAGACTAACTGATGTCACAGGCACTTGTATTGGTACATTGTTTGCAGCCTACAATCTAGCAACAGGTGCTGGAACTAGTAATTTCTATGCATTGTCAAGTGGGTTGGCCACAGGTGCACCAGAAAGTTATTTGGCTTCTTTGTGGATCCCACTGGTCAATGATGTGTTTGCCGCTACCCCAGATGCTCCATTAGAAGAACCAGCAGATGGTCAACTATGGTATAATCCTGCGTTTGGCGATGTGGATCTAATGATACACAATGGCACAACCTGGGTAGGTTATCAAAACTTTACAGGATACACTGGTACTGATCCTGAAGGGCCGATTGTATCTGCTTCAATGCCAGAAACACAAACTGACAGTACTGCACTAGTCAGCGGTGACATTTGGATCAGCACAGCTGATCTAGAAAATTTCCCAAGCATATACAAATTCAATCCTGATGCAGGTACAAAACTTGCACAAAAATGGGTATTAGTTGACAAGACTGATCAAACTACAGAAGAAGGTGTTTTATTTGCAGATGCTCGTGCAGGTACTACCGGTGGATCAGCTACTGCTGCACCCACTGGATCAATCAAAGACTTGTTGACCAACAACTTCTTAGATCCAGACTCGCCAGATCCAGATCTATATCCCAAGGGTATGTTGCTATGGAACCTACGTAGAAGTGGTGGAAATGTCAAGAAATACAACAATGGTTATATTGACACCACAGCAGACAACGAAAGACAATCTGGATCACCTAGTATGGAAGCATACTGGCCAGATCGTTGGACCACAGCTAGTCCTAACAATGAAGATGGTTCAGGCAGCTTTGGTCGCAAGGCACAAAGATCAGCTGTGGTTGCTGCACTAAAGAGTGCTATTGACACCAGCGAAGAAGCACGTGACGAAGAACGCAGAAACTTCAATATAATTGCTTGCCCTGGATATCCAGAAGCACTTAGCAATTTGATCAACTTGAATCTGGATCGCAAGGTCACAGCTTTTGTGGTTGGCGATACACCATTGCGTCTAAAGAGCGATGCAACAAGCCTAACAACCTGGGGTACCAACGCTAACCTAGCACTGGACAACGGAGACAACGGTATTGTTACCTATGACGAATATGCAGCGGTTTATTATCCAAATGGATTTACCACTGATCTTACAGGTGCTAACGCTGTGGTTCCGGCCAGTCACATGATGCTGAGAACTATTGCTCTAAGCGACCAAGTGAGCTTCCCTTGGTTTGCACCGGCAGGAACACGTCGTGGCGGTATTACCAATGCCACAGCAGTGGGATACATTGATTCGTTGACAGGTGAATTCCAAAGCGTTGCCCTAAACAACGGACAGCGTGACACACTGTATGATCTAAAAGTCAATCCAATTCCGTTCTTTGTAGGCACAGGATTGGTAGCTTATGGTCAAAAGACTCGTGCAAGAAATGCATCATCACTGGATCGTATCAATGTGGCACGTCTAGTTGTATATCTACGCAGTCAGTTGACAAAACTAGCTCGTCCATATATCTTTGAGCCAAACGATTCTATCACTCGTGATGAAATTAAACAAGCTGTAGAAAGTTTGATGCTAGAACTAGTAGGTCTAAGAGCTATCTATGACTTTGCAGTAGTATGCGACGAAACCAACAACACACCAAGTAGAATTGATCGTAATGAATTATATGTAGATGTTGCCATTGAGCCAACCAAGGCCGTTGAATTTATTTACATACCATTGCGTCTCAAGAACACAGGTGAGATTTAATGAATAAATACAATATCGGAGCATAAGACAATGGCAATTACATCATTAACAAATTACTCGATTAACCCATCTGGTGCTGGTTCAAATACCGGTATGTTGATGCCGAAACTAAAGTATCGCTTCCGTGTTACTTTACTAGGGTTCGGCACATCGTCTAGTACAGAACTTACCAAGCAGGTTATGGACGTTACTCGACCAAAAGTTTCTTTTGAAGAAATACCAATCGAAATTTACAATTCCAAGATCAAAATTGCAGGCAAATACACCTGGGAAAATATTACGCTGAACCTCAGAGATGATGCCAGCAGTACTGTTATCAAATTAGTTGGTCAACAGATTCAGAAGCAGTTTGATTTTCATGAGCAGGCCAGCGCCCGCTCTGGTATTGACTACAAGTTTACCACACGTATCGAAATACTAGACGGCGGCAACGGCGCTGCTGCTCCAGTAGTTTTAGAAACTTGGGAATGCTATGGATGCTTCTTGCAAAACACTGACTACGGTGATTTGAACTATACAACCAATGAACCAGCCACTGTGGCTTTGACTATTGTTTATGACAATGCAGCGAACACTCCAGATTCACTTGGTGTTATTGGCGTAGGTACAGCTGGCACAAAGCGATCAGCAGGTAGTGCTCTAGCAGTAGGTAGCTCAGGTATTTAATTAATACCGTAACTCTAAAAAGCCCGAATTATTCGGGCTTTTTTTATGCATAAATAATTGTATGACTAGTAAGTTAACAAGATTTTTAAATAACATTGACCGTGGACCCAAAGGTGTAGTTGGTAATTTTCAACACGCCACAAGAATATTTGTTGACAACAATTATCGCCTGGCCCCTAGAACAAAATTTCTTTATTATGCTGTATTTACAGGAGCAGAAAGAGAAGTCAGCCTGTTGATCAAATCTACAGATTTGCCTAAATTTAATTTTGATATGGCCAATAAGAATGTGTATAATCGTACCAAACAGATTTATAAGAAAATAAATTACGAACCTATTAATCTAACATTTCATGACGATAATGCTGGTCTCATGCATTCTATGTATTCGGCCTACTATTCACATTATGCCTATGACGGAGGAAACGAACAAGGCAACCATCCCATGAGTCTTCTGAATTATTCTGGAGCATATGGAATGGGCTTTGCTACTCCTGTAAACTTTTTTAGAAAAATAGCATTATATACTCTGAGTAGACAGAGATTCAACGGATATGAACTGCTGGCACCAAGAATCAAATCTTGGTCGCACGGACAGGTAGATTATACTGCAAACGAAAGTTTAGATAACACAATGACTGTTGAGTACGAAGGTGTAAGGTATCTTTCAGGCAGTGTGGCCTACGGAAAACCCGATGGTTTTGCAAGCCTATCGTATGATGTTGAACCAAGTCCCAATGTCCTGGGAGCAAGACTGGGACTAGGAAATGTGCTCGGTCCATTTGGAGATATACTAGGTGGCGTCGAGTCTGTATTCGGCGATGTAACCAAAAAGAATATATTGAAGAATCCAGGCGGATTTATAACTAC